AAGATAAAAAAAGCGGTATAAATAAAAACAGCAAACTAATTGTGTAAATAGTGGCTTCTAGGGCATTCAAAGATATTAATTTATCCTTCAAACGTCATCCTGTGACGAATGATGTGGTGACAATTCGTAACGAAGACGCTATTAAAAGGTCTGTAAAGAACATAATTTTCACAATTCTTGGTGAAAAACCGTTTGAACCCAATTTTGGTTCAGTCATTAATGAATCTTTGTTCGATTTGAACACAAACTTAAGTGAAATACGAGTTTCAGATGAAATTCGATCATCTTTACTCAATTATGAACCAAGAATTAGCAATCTTGACGTAACAGTCACGGTTGCACCTGATACAAATGAGATGAATTGTACAGTTCAGTACGATATTACTGGAATTCCAGCACCAACACAAGAAGTAGAAGTTCTCCTATTCCCAGCTCGAGTATAATGGCTTTCGGTCAATACGTTAATTTAGATTTTGATCAAATTAAAACGTCAATCAGAGATTATCTGAGGGCGAATACAAATTTTACTGATTATGATTTTGAAGGATCTAACCTTTCAATTATTATTGATGCGTTGGCATATAATACATACACAACTGCCTATAATACCAATATGGCAGCAAATGAGTGTTTTCTTGATTCCGCTACACTTCGAGAAAACGTTGTTGCACTTGCAAGAAACATTGGTTATGTTCCAAGATCTCGTAGATCCGCAAGAGCAAAAATATCTTTTACTGTAGATGGTCTTACAGAGACATCTACACTCACAATTAATGCTGGCATCATTTGTAATGGTGCTGGAGACAATACGAATTACATATTTTGTATTCCAGAAGATATTACAGTTCCAGTCACCAATGGAGTTGCTGAATTTAATAATGTTGAGATATATGAGGGTGTTTACATCTCTCAAAACTTTACTGTTGATACTTCTTTGTTTAATCAGAGGTATATTCTTGATAATTCCTTTATTGACACATCAACAATTCAAGTTAAAGTCAAACCATCCTCAACATCCACCTCTTCAGTCACATATCAACAGATTGACAACATTGTTGGCGTAACATCAACATCAAATTCATACTTATTACAAGAAATTGAAGATGAAAGGTATGAATTGATCTTTGGTGACAATGTAATTGGTAAAAAATTATCAAATAATAACTATATCACAGTTTCTTATATCGTAACTGACGGAAAAGAGGGAAATGGTGCTTCAGAATTCAGTTTTGTAGGAAATATTACAAATCAGGACGGTGCAGCGATCAATGCTAGTCTTATATCACTTGTTTCAACAGATGAAAAGTCAAGAGATGGTGATGAAATTGAATCAATATCCTCAATTAAGTATTTTGCACCTCGAATTTACTCTTCTCAGTATCGTGCAGTCACATCATCTGATTATGAATCAGTTTTAGGATATATTTACCCTAATGTGGAGTCTGTAACTGCTTTTGGTGGTGAAGAAATGAGTCCACCTCGTTTTGGAAAAGTTTTCATATCAGTCAAACCTCGAAATGGTGATTTTCTTTCTGATCAAACAAAAAGAGAGTTGATTCAAAGATTGAAGAGTTATGCGGTTGCTGGAATTGTGCCAGAGTTTATTGATTTAAAATATTTGTATGTTGAACTACAAACATCTCCATACTATAACCCAAGTTTGAATGATGATCCAAATAATCTTAAAACTAGTGTTTCAAATGCTTTAACTCAATATTCACGTTCAATTGATGTCAATAAGTTTGGTGGTAGATTCAAATATAGTAAGGCTGTGTCATTAATTGATAGTATTGACTCATCAATCACATCAAATATCACACTTGTTCGGATTCGTCGTAATTTAAAAGCAGTTGTAGGTCAATTTGCTCAATATGAGGTTTGTTATGGTAATCGATTCCACACTCAGGAGTCTTCATACAATGTCGTTTCAACTGGATTTACAATTGAAGGTGTCACAGGCATTGTTTATCTTTCTGATGAAGTCATTAATCGTGAAAAAGGAAGAATATTCTTCTTTACATATACAGAGGGTGGAACTCCAAGTGTAGTGAAGAAAAACGCTGGAACTGTTGATTATATGACTGGTGAAGTCCTTATAGATACTGTGAACATACTTTCAACAGTGATTGCAAATAACGTGGTTGAAATTCAAGCAATACCACATTCAAATGATATTGTTGGTCTTCGTGACTTATATGTTAAATTTGATATGACAAATACAACGATTAATATGATTCCAGATTTGATTGCATCAGGAGAAAATACCTCTGGATCAAGATTTGTTCACACTCACAGTTATTATACACCAACTTATACGAGAAAATCAAATTCTCCTGTCTCAACAGCTGCAGCGATTCTTCCATCAACAGCTTCTTCAACTGCAACAACAACTACAAGTGGTGGAACATATTCATCAACAACTACAAGTTCAACAAGTTCAACTTCATCATCTAGTTCTAGTTCTGGCGGCGGATATTAATGATAGACACCTCAATACAAAGAGTTGAAATCAATCAGGTAATTGAAAATCAGTTACCTGAGTTTGTGCAGTCAGAAAGTCCACTTTTTGTGGATTTTATGAAACAGTATTATATCTCTCAAGAATATCAGGGTGGATCAATAAACATTGCTGAGAATCTTGACAGATATACTAAGTTACAAACATATGTTGGAGCTGCACTTACCGAATATACAGGATTATCAACAAATACTGAATCATATTCATCTACAATCTTTGTAGATTCAACACAAGGATATCCAAGTAAGTATGGATTGATCAAAATTGATGATGAAATCATTACTTACACTGGTATTGGAACTACATCATTTACTGGTTGTATTCGTGGATTTAGTGGTGTTGATGATATGGATCAACCTACCAGACCTGATTTATTATCTTTCAATACAAGTGTGGGTGTATCTCACACAGGTGGAAGTAAGGTTCATAATTTATCCAATCTTTTTATTCGTGAATTTTTTAACAAACTTAAAACAACTTTTGCAAGTGGATTTGAGAGTCGTACTTTAAGTAGTGATCTTGATCAAGTTAAATTTATTCGTCAAATTAAAGATTTTTATAGAACAAAAGGAACAGAAGAGTCATATAAAATTTTGTTCAGAGCATTATATGGTCAAGAAGTTAGTATCATTAAACCATCTGAATTTTTAATTAAACCATCAGATGCTGATTATGGTTTTGCACAAGATTTTGTAGTTAAACCAATTACAGGCGATCCTCGTAATTTAAAGGGGTCAACACTCTTTCAAGATGCCGATGAAGATGATGATAATATTCGAGGTGCTTCTGGTGCGATTTCAGATGTCAAAGACTTTTTATATGGTGGAGAACATTATTATCAAATCAGTATATCAAAAGATTCAATTGACGGCGACTTTATAGTTCCAGGCAGAACTCGTGTAACTGATCCTGTATCAATTGGTGCAACTGTAATTACTGTTGACACAACAGTTGGATTTCCTACAAGTGGATCTTTATCACTTCCAACAGCAAGCACTGCTGGTGTTGTAACTTATACAAGTAAAACTGCAAATCAATTTGTAGGATTACCCACAGCTGTTGACGTTTTAAATATTGGAGATGATATAAGATTCAATAATGTTGCATATGGTTATTCATTCGCAAGTAATACAAATAAGATAGAAGTTTTAGTTACAGGTGTTTTAAAAGATTTTCCAATTCCTGATACAACTTTTTACTTTAACAAAGGTGATACAATTAAAGTTGGTACATTTGGTATTAATAAAAGTTCTGAGGACGGTAATTTTGCATCATATGTTTATAACACTTCGGTAAAATTCACTCCAAAGACAATTACTCGACAGTCAAGTAGTAGTTTTAGTATTGTTACTCGTTCTGATCATGGATTTTTAGAAGAGGACACAGTTGAAGTTTTAGATGTACAATCAACTTTGATTGGAGTTGGTCGTGTTTTAAGTGTTATTAGTAGTTCAACATTTATATTGGGTGATTTGCCTGGCGTTGGTGAATTTAATATTGCATTTATTCGTAGAAGATTAAAGAAAGGAAATAGTTCTCTTCACACTAATATTAACAAATATACAACTGATGTTCAAAATGTTTATGAACACAGTAATGATGATTCATATGTTGCCTCACCATCTTTGCCAAGTTTAGGTAATGAACCTATAGTTGCACCAGATCGGTCTGTAACGTGGACTGGCGCCACTGGCGGCGACGTTATACAGTTAATACAGGTTACAGAGGGTGCTGCGGATCATGGATTCTATTCTGGAGAAGTTGTCACATACAATGTCATCAGTGGTTTCTTAGGTCAACTAATTGATGGAAAGAATTATTATGTGAGTCGTGTTAGTTCAAACAATATTCGTCTTGCAAACTCATTACCAGATCTTGTAAATGGTGATTTTGTGGATGCGACAGGAAATGGTACTTTTAAAATCTCCGTTCCTGACTTAGCAAATAAAAAACTAGAACATCAGAAATTATTAAAGAGATTTCCTTTAAATCCTGTATTTGATGGGGCGCAGCGTGAGACAGCGCCAGGCACGACTGGCATGTTTGTAAATGGTACAGAGATATCAAACTATAAGTCAGGTGATGTTATATTTTTTGGTGGTGTTGAAACGATTGATGTTTTAGAAGGAGGATCTCAATATGATGTAATTACTCCTCCAAAAGTAAGTGTTGAAAGTTTAACTGGTGCTGGAGTAAGTGCTACTGCCAACGTAAAAGGTTCATTTGAAAGACTTGATATTATAGATCCAGGCTTTGATTATGTTGCACCACCAGCTATTGAAATTAGTGGTGGTAATGGTCAAAATGCAATCGCAAGAGCAAGATTAAAACAAGTTGATCATTTTGTTGACTTTGATGCATCATCTACAAGTAACGCAATCAACATAGCTGCTGATACAATTGGTTTTGGAACATTTCATAAGTTCCGAGATGGAGAGGCTGTAATCTATAAAACATTTAATACTGGTGCAATTGGTATTGCAAGCGCTGGCATTACGACAGACCAAATTCAAGAAACACCAGATCAAAGACTTGTTGATGAATCAATTTACTTTGTGTCAAAAGTTAATAATACAACAATTAAACTTGCAAACAATCAAAATGACGCTTTAACAAAATCAAATCTACTTAACTTAACTGGATTTGCTGATGGATCACAAAGATTTCAAAGTTTATCAAAGAAGTTAGTTTTAGGTCAAGTTATTATTGAAAATCCTGGCGAAGGTTATGAAAATAAAAGAAGATTGATTCCTAGTGCTGGAATTAATACATATTCTGATTTTATTGAATATGCAAATCATGGATTTGAAAATGGAGAGATTATTCGTTATTCAAATAATGGTGTTAAGATTGGTGGTTTAGATACTGATCAAGATTACTACGTTTTAAAAGTTAGTGATAATAGATTCCGACTTGCCTCTGCTGGTATTGGAACTACTCTATCAAATTTGAACTATCTAACAAAACAATTTGTTGGAATGACATCGATTGGATCTGGAGAACATGTATTTAACTATCCACCAATCACTGTTTCAGTTAAAGGAACAATTGGAATTAACACAGAAGAGCCAGAAAACTATCATGCAACTATAAATCCAATTGTCAGAGGTTCGATCACATCTATTAACATAGAAAATCCTGGCCTTGGTTATGGAAACGATTCAACATTTAACTTCAGTATTCCACCTCAAGTCCGAGTTTCTTCTGGGTCATCCTCTGAATATAAGGCGATTGTAACGAATGGAAGAATACAATCTGTGATTGTAACAAGATCAGGTGGTGAATATACATCTACTCCAGATCTAAAAATATTAGGCGATGGTGTTGGTGCAAAAATAATATCATCAATTAGTGGTGGAAGTGTTGATAAAGTGACTGTTGATAACGGTGGTGTTGGGTATTCAACTGCAAGTGTTGGTGTTGAAGAGATCATTCCTGGCACTGGTGCTGTATTTTTACCAAAAATTAAATCTTGGGCAGTTAATAACGTTAAAAGGTATGAAGATATATTCTATGATGATGATGGATTCTTATCAAGAGGTGATAATGATGAAGGAATTAAATTTACATCATTCTATGCACCAAGAGGTTTAAGAAAGATATTAAAACAAAAAAATAGTGACGGAACTGTAGACTATACATCAAATGACTTAAATCTATTAAACAATGCAGAACAAGCTTCTTTAAATCACTCTCCAATCATCGGATGGGCATATGATGGTAATCCAATCTATGGCCCATATGGATATGACAGAAAAGATGGTGGTGGTGTAAGAGTTATGAGATCTAGTTATTCTCTTAAAACATCAAGAGAGAATGGCCCTCCAATATCTACATTCCCACTAGGATTTTTTACTGAAGACTATGAATATCTTGGAGATGGTGATTTAGATGAAAATAATGGAAGATATTGTATTACTCCAGATTATCCAAACGGAACTTTTGCTTACTTTGCAACAATTAATCCAAATGAGAATGAAACAAGTGGAACATTCAAAAACTTCCGTTCTCCTGTATTCCCATATTTAATTGGTGAGAATTATGCTGCCAAACCAGATGATTGGAATTTTATAGAAACAAATAATCAAGATCTCAATTTAAATACTTTAAATTTAAGAAGAAATACAAATCCATATAAACTTGATAGTTCTGGTGCAGATTATGAAGGAATTCATGACAGTCGAAAGGTGGTTGATCAAGAAGTTGAAGTTAATTATGCATCTGCTGGTCGAATTAATCAATTTGAAATATTAAGTGCTGGATCTGGATATCAGGTTAAAGATGATCTTCGAGTTTTAAGTTTAGACAGGGGTAATGGTTTTTCAGGCGAAGTATCGAAGGTAGAGGGTCAAGAAATTGTATCAATCGCTTCTACTATTGTTAAAATTGAAAATATAGTATTTTCATATAATAATTCAAATGGTCAGGTGACAGGACTTTCATCTCAACCTCATGACTTGGTTGTTGGTGAT